ATGATATTTCTGAGAAATTTCAAAAAAGAAGATGCTTTTGAGCTACAACATGCCAGATATTCAGATTTGTCCGTAGAACAAGCGGAAAGCCTTATCTGTGATTGGAACAAAAAACAATTTGATAGTAAATATTTTGAGATGTTTGCCATTCTGTCAGATGAAAAACTTGTTGGTGCTATTTCACTATATCAACGTTCAACCGAGGTCGTTTCAATTGGGCCGGAAATATTTTTGGATTACCGAAGAAAAGGTTTTGCCAAAGAGGCCATGATACGAGCTTGCCAAATAGCTAGGGAAAAGGGCTTTAAGACCGTTTTGCAACAAATTCGGGTCAATAATGCCGCCAGCATAGCTTTGCATTCCTCGCTTGGCTTTGAAACAGACGGGCTTGTTTATACCAACGCGAAAGGCAATCAAGTATATAGATATTTGAAATGTCTCATATAAACGAAAACCCTTGAAACCTAATGATTTCAAGGGTTTTCAAATTATGGAGCGGATAACGGGAAACCTTTCATACACTATATTGCGACATTTTCTGGCTAAAATATTCAATATATTGTGTAAAAAAACGCCTTGAAGCAATTTGGTAACATTTCGCCCTCAATACCCGCTCTCCGCAAGCAGCTCCTTTTTCTGTTCAGCACTCAGCTTAAGCGTCTGAATGTAAGCATTCACTTGATCCTTTCCAAGAGTGTTCTTGTAGCCAAGATACCCCATGATCATGTACTTCTGCGCTGCCTTCAGGTTAAGCGATTCCACATAATTGTAGATCTTCTTTTTCAGCGAGCCGGAGATTGCTTTTCCGTTTTTATCCTTGTCGCTCTCGAAGCTTTTCGCCGTAGAGATCGCAAGCGCAAGCGTGCTCGCATCGATCGCCGAGGCGAAGAGCGCGCTCTTGCCGAGACTTTCGTCGCCCACAAACTCACGAACCGCCGTGTCATAGTAGAGATCGTAGACAAATCCGAGCGCCTTGGCTTTCACAGCCTCGTTTGCTGAAGCAAAGCCTTTGCTTTTCACAAGCTTGGCCGCCACGGTGTGCGCCTGCGAGTAGGTTGCCTCAAACGCTTTCTTTTGCTTAGCCTTAAGCTCGTAGACCTCGCCCTCAAAGGTCACGCTGTCGGCCACGCCGCGAGGCACTACGTCATAGCCTGCCGCGATCAGATCGCGCATAGCCTCTCTCAGCGCTTTGTCGGTCATGCCGCCAACGCCCTCGTCGAGCATGAGTCCCGCAATCGTCGCCACCATGTCCTCATCTCCCTCCTCGATCGCTTTGGCAAGGTCAGCTTGATAGCTCTGCTTATAGAAAAAATCATCTATCTTGTATCCTGCCTCATTCGATATCATGTTAATAAGACCGTAGGTGTAATTAAAGAGATTACGCGCAGGAAGGCCGACTACCGCGCTGGTAGCATATATCGCTTTACGTATAGCCCGATTTGTTTTGCGCGAATCCAAATCACCATTGAGCGCATCGTTGCTGAGCTCCCACAAAGATGTAGCACTTTGCAGAAGGTCGTTAAGCGCCGAATAGGCGTAGTGATCGACCTCGTATCCGTCCGAGATGTAGCTTGTCACGTCTCGAATCAGGGGCAGGCCTCCCACAAGATTGCCCACGGTGTCACCGATGATATTCGCCACGTCCTCTTCTTTGTCCTTTTTGTTGAGCAACCTACGCACAAGCTGCGCAAGAATCGCCATCATAAGCGACGAGGAAACCAAAGCACCAACAGAGCGGCGCGCCTTCTTGCCTGCGATTTTTAACTGTTTTTTTAGTGTCTCAGCTTCCGAAGGATCTGCCACGTTTTTGAGAAGGTTTTTGAGAGTGACATACTCCCCAAAGGAATCTATCACGCGTCCAATAACCTTCATGGCATCAGCCGAGAACATGGTCGCCATCTTTTCGAGCTCGTTGCTCGAGCGCATGGCGGCCGATCTTTCGGTCGCAAGCGAATTTTGCTGTGTTTCAAAAATAACCTGCTCAAGCAGCTTGCCTGCCTTGACCTTGTTTTCTTCGGTTCCAAGCGCAAGCCCGCCGTGCTTTGCCACTTGTACCTGACACCCGGCGAAGAGCCGCATGATGACAACTCTGTCCACAGCGCCGATCGGCTTCATTAGAACATCTCCCCAGCCCGACACCTTGTCAAGCACGCCTTGCGCGAGTGCGGCAGTGTTGTCGGTGTTTCTGAGTTGTGCAAGTGCGCAGTATTTGTCCACGTCCTTCGCGCTCAGCGAAAAGCCTTTGATAATGCTGTCCGCATCGAGAATGCTTGTCGCGGCGGCAAGCGAAGTGAACTGCGTCGCAAGCACCTTCGGATTTGCGGCAAGCAACGACTTTGCGTAGCCGCCTCTGAGGAAGGGAAGCAAAGAGGAAAGGAGCGTTTTCCTCTCTTTTGCGCGTGCCCCTTGTACGTCGGTAAGCATATCTCGAAGATAGGCCTCGCCGCCCTCCCATACACCTTTGCTTTCGCTTTGGATAGACTTTACCTTTTTCGCGCCCTCTTCACTCACGTCAAGCGAGTAGAGCACGTCAAAATTGTCGACCAAGAGAGCAAGCTTGGCATACTGCGAAACGCCGCGCACGTGCCGATCAAGAATGGCGTCCACGTCGTTGATAAACAGCTCGCCCGACGCCCCCTTTACAGTGTCCTCGTTGAAGGGTTTCGAGGTTACGCGGTCTATCTCTTCTTTGAAGTTTACGGCATCGATGCTGTGCGAGATGTAAGCGCGCGCAACAGGGAAGTAGTAGCCGTTAATGACATTGGAGTAGCCGTAGCGGATCATATCGGTGTCGTATTTTGCTTTTTTGCATTCTTCAAATGCCGCTTCTACAAGCTTAATGTATGCCTTTTCGTCCTCGGCGAACTGCTCGTACAGATTTTTTCGCGCCTTCTCTGCAGCCTTGGCAAGATCTTCGTCTGTAATCTCATTGATTGGCGCAAAGCCTTCAAATCGGTTCTTCTCCGAGTCTTCGGAAAGCTGTACGGCATATCCACTCTTTGCGAGACCCTTGATGGCTTGCTCGCGCCCGAGCGTCATGTATAGGGAAATGCCGACGGCGAGCGAAATATCTTTTTCGTTCCAATCCGTTACCGTTTTTTTCTCGAGTTTTTTGCGGAAACCTTTGTGCTCTTTGTAAAATTTCTCGATCGGCTCGCGGATCTTCATTTCAAGCACAGCCGCTTCGAGTGCAGCCTTTCGCATTTCTCCAAGCATTTCGGTAAAGAATCCCCTCTTGTTGTACCCGTCCATGTATCGCATGAGTGACATAGGGTCGCCATAGGAGGCCAAATAGCCCTTGAACCAGATTTTCTCAAACCAGTGCTCAAGCAGGCCTGGCTTGGCGCTCTTCCACTTTTCAAAATTTGCGATATACTCCTTGGCCTTTTCGGGTGCGCTCACCCACCTGCCGTTCCAAAACACTTTATCGTGGGTTTTCACAAGATGCGTAAAATGATCGATCACACCTTCAAGGGCGCGCAGCTCTTCGACACTGAAGGGCGACTCGGCAGAAAGCTCGCGAAGCAAGGCCTTCACGTCCTTGTCATACTTTTCGCCAAGCTCCTCTTCTTTGTAACTCTCATAGATTCGTCTGAGGTCTGCGGTTTTGAATTGATCTATGAGAGCGCTAAGGATCTCGTTTTCCTCATCGGTAGGTGTGCGTTCGTTTTGGGACAGGGTCTTGAGTGTATCTGCAATCTCTTCGTTAAAAACACTCTCCTTGCCGTGCACCAGCTTGTTTTCCTTGTCGATATACCATTCGTAGAACTGCCTCAAAAGCCGTCTGGAGCTGCGCTTGTTGAGATTGCCGCGGTAGCGTATGCGAGTGAGCAGGGAAATGCCGCGCTTGAAGCGTGTAAACACCGTCTTGCTCATTGTTGAGCTAACTGAGGAGCCGTCTACAAGCTCACCGAGCCTCTTTGCTTTTTCAAGAACCCTATTAGCCTTATACGCGATGTCTCTTTCCTCTGAAGCCTTCTTTTTCCAAAAATCCACTTTTTCGGTGTATTCCTTTATGGTATTTGCCAAATTCGAGGGCTTGCCCCTCTCATCGAATGCGTTAAGCACGTCCATTGCCAAGCGTTGACGGGTAGAGGCAAGCTCTCTTGCATCAAGCGCATCAGCGAGATAAAGCTTGCGGTCGCCCTCGACGGTCTTCCCATTTTCGTCCCTTGCCGCAACCGTTGTGTTGTCGATGATAAAATCCGCTACATTAAAGGCGGCCGCGGCGCGCTCTCCCGGCGCGGCGCTGTTCATCTCCGCCCAAAGCATCTTCACTGCCTCGTCGCGGCTTACGCCGTTTACAACGCCAAGGTCTTCGCCGAAAATAAGCTCAAGCTCCATATTCTCAAGCACGTACGCCGCGTCCTCTTTAGAATATACCCTCTCGTTCACCAAATCAGCAAATTTCTCTGCGCGCTTACCTGCTTTGTCAAGACGGTTTATCACGTTGCGCTTTTCCTCGCGCGCCTTTTTGCTGAGATAGTCAAGCTTTGCCTTGTAGCTCGCCTTCACTGTTGCAAGCTTGGTGTTCTCCCCCTTCTCGTCGAAGGTGTCGAGAATTTCCTTTACAAATTTTTGACGGAAAGAATTAAGCTCCATTTGCGAGAGCTTGTCATGAGCAATCGCGTCGGAAAGGTGAAGCTCTTTTCCGCTCTCTATAACGTTTCCGCTTTCGTCCTTCATCACAACAACGGTGTTGTCGATCAGGAAGTTTGCTACCTCAAAGGCGGCGCGCCCGCGCTCGTCGGGGGAGGCGCTGTTAAGGTTTGCCCAAAGCATGCTTACCGTATCGTCAAACGTTTTTTTGTCGATCACGCCGATCACGTCACCAAAAACAAGCTCGGGTTGCATTTTGTCAATAACACTCTGCGCCGTTTCCTTGGAATATTTTTTGTCATTTACAAGGTCGGCAACACTTTCCGCGCGTTTCGCTGCTTTGGCAAGACGCTTCCTCACCGCCTCGTTGTTTTCGCGAACATTCTTTTTAAGGAGAGCGATTTTTTCCTTATACGCTTCCGCAGTTTTGGTCAGCTTCGAGGGCTTGCCTTTTTCATCAAAGGCATTCAGAATGTCCTTGATTATGCTTTGGCGCAGAGAAATGAGGTCTCTCGGCGCAAGAACGTCCTTGATCTTCCACATAGATTTTGTGACGATGCCCTCTGAGTCAGCCACTTCCACCTTCATCATCAGGCGACTGAGAATTTCGTCCGCAATCTCAAACGCCACAGCGCCTCTGTTGCTCTTGGTCGCAGAGTTAAGCTTCTGTGTAAGCCTGTCAATGATCTTCTCCTTGGCTTCGCCTTTGATGGCGACATTTTTGACGTCACCGCCGAGCGTGAGGTCGTGATCTTCTAAAATACTGTCAATGATGCCCTGAAAGGTTTCGCGAGCTTCCTTTTTGCTGTAGACCTTTTCGCCTGTATATTCGGCTTTTGTTTTTACTTTTTGCGTGTGAGATTGCTTTGAGCTTCGTTCGTCCGAAATTTTCCTATTGACAAAATCGTCAGATCGTGATATACTACGAATGAAGCCAAACGCATTTCCCTCCAAAGGCACATCGATGTCGAGGAGTCGGAACCATGCTTTGGTTTCTTTTTTGTTTTCTCCAAGATAGAGGACAGAAGCGTCTGTAATTTGATTTTTAAAATCCCTTCTTGCGTGAACGGTGCGCACTTTGGTTATGACATTTCTGTTAACCCCTTTGGTAATAACAATTCCAACAACAAGCGGAGTCCCATCTGCTGTCGTCAACTTGCCGTACACGCTAACCGTGTTACTGTTTTGGCCTGGTTTGTATTCCGTGATAACTATAGGGTGATCTAACAGAGCAGGAATGCTTTTAAGATCTGTCAGCGACAAGTGATCACTATGGCTTGACATAGCTTCGTAAATTTTTGAATTGTCAAAATATAACGTTCCACTCGGAACACCAACAAGATTCAATGGACTTTCGTCAACAATTTCACCAACGATTATGTATCCACCCTCCTTCAGTGTTTCCCAACTGTCAATTTGTCGAACATAGTATTTGTTTTCTTTGAAGCTGTCTCCTGGTTTGGTTTGGAGTGTTTTTCTTTTCGCCGCCCTCTCATTCGCCTCAGAAGCGCCCTCAGGGGCCTTTTCTTTTTCCTCCTCATCTGCGATCGAGGAAACCTTTACGCCGCCTCCTGCCTTGTCCACAGCCTTCACGTAAGCCTTGTAGAGCCCCGAGAGATATTTCTGTGACTCCTTGCTGATGCCTGCCGCCTTGCCTGCGTCAGCGGCCTTCATGGCCATAACAAAGCGCTCCCATGCGCTGCTGTTTCGCTTGCCCATGCGTTCAACGAAGTATGGAATACCAAGGAGATCTCCCACAAGGTTTGCAACAAGCTCGGTGTCTATCACATATTCGTTTTGGCGCTCGGTCAGATCGACGTCAGCATAGTTCTCTATGATGCCCTCTGTACGCTTAACAAGGTCGCCAACAAGTGCTTTGACCTCACTCGGCGCATTCTTGTCAAACATAATGTGTCGAAGCTCATCGGCCATAGCATCATAAGCCGTCGTGCCCTCCGCCTTGTGCGCCACCTCATGCAGTGCCACCGCACGCGCTATATCCTCGTTGTTGAAATCCGAGCCGTCAAGTGCGCCGTTGGATATGTAGATCACGTCCTCGTCGGGATTGTAAAGGGCATTGTCGCCCTCAATGGCGTCCGTAATTGCCACGTTCGCCCTCGAGCCGAGAGCTTTCAGCACAGTCTCCTTGGCGGTCTTGGCGCTCTCGCTGATCTGCACGCCTTCCGCGATCGGCGCGTGGCTGAGATTGCCCGAAAGTGCGCGCAGGGTAGGGGTCACCGCCTCCGCGTTCACGCTCTCGGCGGCCTTGGCTTTGAGCGTGCCGTCCTTCTCATTAAAAGCAAGCTTGTGAACGCCGATGCTCTCAAGATACTTGGCGCGATGCTCGGGACTCATGCGCTGAAGCTCGTGTGACATCATCTGATAGGAGCTCATCTTTGCCGCCGCATATTTCTCTGCATTGGCGCCCGTGTCCCCGTTCTCGTTCATCTCGATCACGTTGCGAAGAGAATAGTCGGCACGCGTCGCCGCCGCGCCGCCCCTCTCGGCTTGTCCCTTGGATTTGGAGCGCATGAAGTCCTGCGCACCGCCCATGAGAGTACCCACCGAGCCGCCCACAAAGAAGGTGTTGGGCAGCCCCTTGAATACTTCATTATAATTCTCTCCGACGTTTTTGTCAACCCCTGTCAGATATTTGGCAAGGGGATCCGTCAGATCCGAAAGCACCTCCTCGGCGCCCTCGGAAATAAAGTTGTAGGCCACGCGGCCCACACCCTTTTGTGTCGCATTGCCGAGCGCCGTGCCTGCAAGCTTCTTGCCGATGAGCGACGTGCCGCCGCCAAGCGTCACACCGCCCAGATACTCAGTCGCACCCTCAATGGCACCGCGCGCAAGGCCGTAGGCGGCGCCACCGCCATAAGAAGCACCGCCTTTGAAGGCCTCCTCGGTGGCGTTACCTGCGGCGCCGAGCATCATGCTTCCCGTGCCTGCGATCGTCTGAACAGCGGCACTTGCACCGCCCGTCATGAGCGCAAAGGCAACCGACGGGAGCATACCGCCCACACCCTGCGCCACAAGCTCGGCTGCTTCGCCCACACTGTACTTGCCGATGCGGAGCTCGTTGAGGTAGCTGTCCTTTGTCAGCTGCTGAAGCGGATCGCCGATGTGCTCGCCCATAAAATCGTATTGCACGTGCTTCTGCACAGCCTTGCGAAACTCGTCACTAAAGATGCCGCCCACCGCGCCCACGGCGGTCGCACCAAAGTCATAGATACCCTCGAGCGACTTGAGAGCACCCTCGAGCACGTTTGCCACCACGTCGCCAAACGTGGCTACCGCGCGCCCCACCACGCCCACGCCGCTTTTCTGCGACGCGGGCGTGGTTGCTACAAGCGCCTTGGACGGCGAGGAGTAGGGAACAAGCGACGTGCTCGCCGTACCGCTCCCCGTCTTCGCCGACGGGGAGCCGAATTGAATTTTTGAAGAATCGGAGACGCTCTGCGTGCGCGAGCCGCCACTATACGTCGCCGCCTTTATTTGAATCGGTTTATAAACTGCCATACACACTCCTTTTGTAAAACGCTAACCTGTATCTTTTGCTGATTTGTGCACGTTATTTAGCTCGCCTGCCACGGGTAGATACAGAACCACCTGCCGTTAGAAGCATAATAATAGTCTTTGCCAACCTTGATGATTTTTCCATTTTCGACGTCGTTGTCTGTGTGTCCGGCGCTCTTTATTTCCTCAAGCTGTCGCTTAGTGGGGAGATCGTGGCTCCGGTACAGTTTTTTTCCGTCCAGAATAACAGAGGAGCCGCCCTTGGAGCCGTTGACATACCTCCACGTACCATTCGCCTTGTCATACATTAAATTGACCCCGTCCACCTCGATGACGGTCTTGTCGGGAATGCCTGGGTTGTACATATTTTCATACTCCCCAAGCGCCGCATTCACAGCCTTTTCATTTTCCTTCATAAAGGCTTCAGCATCGCCCTCAAGACTCTTGGCTACATACCACTTGCGGCCGCCCTCGTCCACAATCGGTTCCTCGCCTGCCATCTGCTTGGCGTATGTTTCCTCGCTTGCTTCTTTCTCTCTCTTGAGGAATTTGCCCCACACCTCTTCAAAGCTATCGAGCGCAGGCTTGAGATAGGTGTCATACGCTGCTTGCGAGATCAGCTTAAGGTTTGGCTGTCTGTTCTCGTCAAGATAACTATTCAGAGTCTTAAGGTGTTCCTCTGCCTCCGCCCTGTCAAGCGTGCGCAGGTCAACCTCGGAAAGCGCCTTGAGGTCTTGCTCGTTTCTCAAGATGTTTGCCGCCTCTGCCGCTTTTGCACCCTTTTCAAGAGTTTCGCGCAGCGAGCCTGATATATCGGCAAAACGCTCATCATCAAGAATAGCTCTGATGTCCTCCGCGGTTGCATTTTCCGTGAAGCTGTATTCGCCGTTCTCGTCGACGACCACGAGACCAAGGGCGCTAAGCAACGAGAGTGCTGTGCCGTCCGCTTCGGTAAGCGACTCTATCATGCCACTCACCGACTCCGCCCCGATATACGCAAGATAATCGTCAACCGTAGAGCGTCCCTTTGCGGTGAGGCTCTGATACCAGCTGAAGAGTTCGTCTTCATTCTCCAAGTTTCTCCAGAAGGAGCCGTCCTGCGCCGCGTTCTTGTAGTCCTCAATAGTCAAGATGCCGTCATCTCCGCTACTTGGTTTATAATAGCCGCTGAGCTTGTCGACGATTGAGGCCGTTTCCTCAAGCCCTGCGACGTATTCGCCGATGCTGTTTTTCATGTTGACGTCAGAAATCCCCGAAAGAAGAGCATCAACCTTCGCCTGCCGCCCCTCGGCATCAAGAGAGTAGTCGCCGTAGATCTCGTCGACTGCCTTCTTGTTCTCGCCAAGCTTTTCGTCATAAGCAGCGCCCTCATTCATGGCATCAAGATAATCCTGAAGGCTACCTCCGCCACCGCCGCCGTAAACGGGGGTGGCGGCCTCCTTGATGCGCTCTATGCGGTTAAGATGATCGTTTCGCGCCCTTATCATCGCGGTCTGAGAGACACCGAGCCCCTCCATGCCTGCCTGCTTGGTGGCAAGCTTCATGTATTTTTGTGTCTTTTCCCAAAGAGCATTCGCCCTCTCCAGCTCGGCCATGGTGCCGCTTCCATAGCTTCTTCCCAAAGTCGAGGAAGGGGACGGCGCGGCAGGCGCCGCCGATGCCTCTGCCGCCGCATTGACGGCGTCAAAGCTTTTCTGTACGGCGATCCTTCGGTCGACATAGTCCTTCTCGCTCGGGTCGGTGATGTGCGACGTGTCGTAGCTTCCGTCGGCAGCGGCCGCCAGCTTATACTTTTTTATGATCTCATCAAACGTTTCCGCCATGATCTACCTCTCTTTCCTCTCGGCCCTTTTGATCGGCCAAGAACATTTGCAAATAGTCTATTTTTTTGATGGTGTGCCCCCTCTTTTCCTCGGTGACGTAGAGAAAGCTTCTGTACTGCTGTATTACGCCAAAGGCAAGCGCGATCGCCACCTGGAGAAGCCTGTAGAGAAGATCCTCCCAGGTGAAGTTGCGGATCAGCTCCACGCCGAAATATCCAAAGAGACACGCCGATATAACACGGATCAAGGCGCCGTTCTTGGTGTTCGCCGCCTCATACTCGGCCACGCTTTTACCAAAATTAAAAGGGTCCGAGATCTTGATGTAGGAGCCCGTCAGCACGCCGCTGAGAAGCGGCGTGATCGAGGCGCGCACCGCGCGCCTGTAACAGCGGCGCCGCGCTCTTTCTTCCTTTTGCCAGCGCTTCAGCTGCTTGGCCTTGCGGCGCTCAAGGATCTTCGCCGCCTTGCCCTTTACCCGATCAAGCGGCAGGAGCTCCGAGGGGATCTCTCGCTCAGTGTAGCCCTTGGCGGCGCCGTTCTCAAAGCACTCGTCGTAGCAGAGACCGCCCGAGAGCAGGATCCTTGTCCGAAGAAGTCTCAGCATCTCCTCGGTCTTTTTCTCGCACCAGGCGTCCAGACGGTCGATGTACGGCGCGATCTCAGTCACGACCTGCCCGTGAAGCTGAGCCGTCTGCAGATATTCCACAGTCTGCTTACCCCTGAGAATGCCCTGAAGCGAAAAGAGTCGGGCAACCGCCACACCGAGAAGCATGGCGGTCGTGCCGTCGGCAACGATCTGCCAAACCGTCTTGTCGGTCTTGCCGATCTGAAAGAGCGCCATAGACGTGTACGCCAGCACAAGAAGGACCACGGCGGCATATCCGGCATAGTTCTTCGCATAGCCCACGGCCGCCGATTTTGCTTTTTCAAAGCCTCCGTTTTCGTTCATACTCTGCCTCCTATGTATTTATCCAAGACCTCCTCCAGCCTGTCGGCGGTCACATCAGCCACCGCTTCGCGCTCTCTCGCAGCCTTGCGCTTTGAGATCATCGGCTGAAGAATGATGTAGTCAATGCCCTCACCAACGAGCGCCGCGCCCGAAAGTATCAGCAAGTCCTCAAGCACGGCCGCAAACAGCCACGCGCCGAGGAACACAAACGCATAAAACACAACGCGCCTCGGCATCTTGAGCTTGCCGAGCACCTTAAGGATCACAAAGACCACAAGCAGCACACCGCCAAAGGAGAGCTTCACCGTGTCCACCACCGTCTCGGTGTATTTGTCGAAATTGAGGGCAAATACAGCGCCGAGCGGCAGAACAGAGAAGAGAAAGGAGAGCACGTACAAAAGAAAGAGCGGAGCACCCTTACGCGGTTTCTTTGTCATTGCCGTCCTCCGTGAGCTTCACGATCTCGCGCGAAACGCCCTTTTCCACAAGCTCGTCCACGTTGGAAAAGCCGAGACGAAGCATCTCTCTCGTCTTTGTCATTTCGCCCGTCATTGCCTTCATCTCTGCACGCATGAGCACGATCTCCTCCGCCTGCTGCTTCTCGAGCTTGGCCATGCGCTCGCTGTACTCCTTTTGAAATGCGGCATTCGCCTCCTGAGCAGCCTTGGAAAGCGCTGCCGAGCTGTTGGCGGCGGCCGCTGTTGTATTCGCGCTCTCGGCCGCCTGCTCGAATTTGGCAGAGGCCGCAAGCACCTTGTTTTTTACCGTAAGAAAGGCAACGTAGACCGAGCCGACAAGCGTCATGCCCGTGATCAAGGCGGGTACCACCTTGTCCTCAAGTAAGCCGATCCAATCCACTGAAGCCCAATCAAATTCGTCCCATTTGATATTCCTCCAATCAATCTCCGAAAACGAGACCTTTGGCGCCGCTGTCTCTGCAGTCGCTCCCTCGAGCGCGTCGCCCTCAGCTGATACCACCACGCCCAAAAGGGAAGCACACACAAGCACCAGCGTCAAAATCGCCATAATCCTTCTCACGCCTCGCTCACCTCCTCCTGCTCGGCAAGGAGCTTTTCATATTCCTCTCTTGTGATCTCATGCCACGCGTTAGCGTCTGCACCGACTTCAAGATGGACAATCTTACCGAAATGTTCTCCATTGGTAAGTATCATGCCATCATCTGCGTAAAGTGTAATTCTTGATTTCATGCTTTGTCCTCCTTATACGAGTGAAATATTCCAATTCGGTTTTGTTGCCTTCAAGCTTTCCCAGTCAAGACGCTTAAGGGAGGGAGTCAGGGTGTTGTTGACGTATCCACCGCCGCTAAGATTTATGCTAAGTTCAAGCGTGTAACCCTCCTCAAGTGTGATCTGACTTTTGTCTCCGCTATGTAGATCGAAGATACTGACAGGCTGTCTTTCCGTGTCATATATATACACATATAGAGAGTTCTGCGTTTCTCCCTCGGTCTCGAGATAGGAAACCTCGTAGACCCCCTCGGACAAGTTGTCGGGGTTATAAAAAATATTCCCACCTCTCGCGTCTGCTTCGCTGCTTACGGTCAACGATCCGTCGCCGTTGTCGATGACTGTATAACCGCGATGCGCAAGATAATCCGCATCGAATTCGTCGGGGGAGAGCTGTATTTCTTCAACACCAAACGCCGTTTCCACCGCCGTCTCGGACAGCGCAAGAGTCTTACCCTCTGTCGTGGCACTCAGCGCATTTACGATACTTGTAATGCTCTCCTTAGAGAGAAGCTTACTCCACTCAAAGCTGACATCGCTTGCGATCACGCCATCGACCTTGATACTTTCAAGTGCGGTTAAGCCTCTGAAAGCATTCAGAAAATTCAGCTCTCTGTCTGGAAGCTTTATATTGAGCGATTTCAACTTACGACAGCCATAAAACGCCTGCGATATCATGGTGGTGCTTGAAAAATCCAAGTATGGCAATTCGGTTATTTCCGAGCAAGAATTAAACATTCCCGAACAGTCTGTTGATTTTGATAAATCGAATGTAATTCCTTGCTCATCAAAAATCTCTTTTACACTTCCCGAAAGAATAGAGTTTGAAACAAACATATTACCTGCATTTGTCGGAACAATATCGTATTTCGGCTTTACGGTTTCGTTATTCCAACCCGCACCTGCAAAAGCATAACGATAATATTCCTTCGCTCCGTTTTCTTGGTATTTATCCCAAAATCTGTCGTATTCGGTCTCGATGCCTTTTTTCTCTCCTGCATCATAGACTCTTTGCTCGTTCTCGGCGATCTGCTTCAGTTTCTCTGCAACGCTCATACAGCTTCACCCCCGATCAAGCTCTCTTGAATGGTGAGAATGGCATTCAGCGAATCCTCGATCTCGCCAAGCCTCTCGTCGATGTGCGCGTCAAAGTATTCGAGGTCGGCAGGGGTCATGTAGTCCACCTCTCGGCGCGGCGTGTAGCCGCTATCACCCTTTTCACCCGTAAAGCCCGAAAGGTCTGCAATAAAGGTGTAGCCCGTTTCAAGCTTAACGTAGAGTCGGGCGTTTGTCTCGTCCTCCACGCCTGAGGCAATGATGACGAATTCACCAAGCGCGACGCCGTCGCTCGGGTATCCATCGTTCATTTCGTCCACCGAACCGTAAGTCTTAGCTATGCGGAAGGGCTTTCCCATAGGAAGATGGAACGCCATCTGCACAACGCCCCCGACCTCGGACTTCTCAACGTAAGGCTCCTTATCCTCGGCAAGCACCGTGGTGACAACCTTGAGATTCAAGATCTTATCCCTTGCCGCTTCTGCGTCCACCCGAGCGTCCTTGGCGTGCGCCGCCGCGTTTTCTGCATCTTCTCTGGCTATTCCTGCAAGTTCATTTTCGGTTTCGGCCTTTGAGGCGCTTTCCGCCGCTTCTTTCTGCGACAGTGAAGCGGCATTGGCATACTCCTTTGCCGAGCCGAGCTGCCGCTCGATAAAATCCAAATATTCCTTGAGACTTTTTCCGCCTCTTTCATGGAGTATGATAAGCGACTCAAGCGCCTTAGCCTCGCCGTCCACCGATATTTCCTCACCCGAAAGCAGCTTGTCAAGCGCCTCAAGCTCGGCATTTGCGGCGGTGATCACGCGCCCGAGCTCCGCGATCACCGAATACGCCTGGTCAAGGATCGGCTTATAAAACCGCGCCTTGATCTGCTCGGGCGTCAGCCCTCTCTCCGAGGGATTTATGGGAAGGGAATAGGCTGAGGTGGCTTTGATCTTCTCAAGCGTGCTCTCACTGATCCCTTCAATTTGTTTGATAACCATGTTTTCCTCCTATCTCAGACCGCCGTTTAGGCGCCTGTAGTTCCAATAGATCTCAAGTCGGTTGAAGGCGCAGGCCGTGTCGGTGTCCGACTCCACCACAAGCGCCAGATAGTTCACGTTTCTCTCAAACACTCTCACCGAATAGGACGAGGCAAAGCCCGTCTCAAAGGAAAAGCTCGAGAAGTCCAGCGAATCTAAGGAAAAGACCGCTGCGCCACCCTGTGCCTGCTTTCTGAGCGCGCTCAGCCTTGCGTCATATCCAAAAGTGAGCTTGCCGCGCACCGTCGGCTCGCAGGTGATCGAGAGTCGGTGGAGCGTCTTTCCTGCCATGGCAGTCCCAAGCCCCGTCACAGGAGAGATCCAACGGGCAACGACCGCCCGTCTGTGCACCAGCTTTCCAACAAGCTCCTTCAGTGGATCATCGCTCTTGCTCACAAGCTTGAGCTCCTTGCCGTAAAGCCCGAGCGAGAGGCTGCCTGCCTCTGCTCCCACGACGTCAAGCATGATCCCCTTTAATGGACGGATCAGATAGAAGCTCGCCGTGTCTGCCGTCACCCTCTTGCCGTTAAGATAAAGTGAGAAGCGCCCCTCCATAAGATCGATATCTCGCATCTCGTAAAGCGCGCCGTTATTGAGCGCCTCGGAGCTCGCCCCCGAGCTCAGCTCAAGATACACCTTCTCGCCCTCTGCCATATTGGCCAAGGCCGAGCGATCTGCGTGGTATACGTACCCGTCCTTGACCTCTGAAAAGCCCTCATAGGCAACCGCGTAAAGCGGCGAGGTCGTGATAAATCCGTCGCCCGCGCGAGGGGCAGGGGAGACTGTGGTGTTCACCTTGATCTTGTGATCGCTCAGCGCAATGTCACCGGGCTCATAGAGCGTATAGGTGCGGTCGCTGTACTGCTCGTCAAAGCGGCAAAGCCGCCCGTCCTCGGTTCCAAACCAAAGCTCGCCCTCGATCTCGGCAAGCACCCTCGCAGGAACGTCCGTCAGAAAATACCACTCGTAATTCCATGCGCCGTCCAGGTTGTCTGAGCGCGTGCTTCGGTACCGAGAGTCCGCCACGTATACGTTTCCGTTCACGGCGAGATAATATTTGTTTTTGTAGACGATCGATACCGCCTCCGAGAGATCCTTTTCCCTCGTGAGCCTTGCATTGACCATTCGCGAACGCTCCCTCGAATAACGCTCGCCCACCGTGATGTTCTCCGAGAGAACAACGGCAAAGACACCGTTCTCCGAAAGAAAAAGCCTGTCACCGCCAAAGTCCCTTGAGGCGATGCGCGAGATCATGGCCTCGCCGATGTTCCCGGGCACCGTCGGAAAGACGGGGTCGATGCGGTCCACCATGCCGTCCTCGTCCACGTACTCCTTGTAATGGCTCGAGCGGTAGTAGATGGTGGCATCTCCCATGTCCTGCTTTTCCTTAAAGACCGCAAGCGTGCTGTCGGCAAGCCGCTGATAGCCGACGATGGCAACGTCGGGCGAGCCCACCGTCGCGGTGTAAACGTCAGGAAAATAACTGTAGTCGTCCATTTCCGAGAAGAATTCCGTGTTCTTAAGGCGCGGATTGCCTGCCAAAAACAGCCTGTCCGTCGCCCCGTCTACGCCAAACAGCGTTCCAAACCGACAGCCCTTGATGCGCTCAGAGTAGGGAACCACGCCTTCTTCCTCCTCCTCGTGCGCGTAAAAGGTCACCTCAAGCACGTCCTCGCCGTCGTCGCTTGGGGTAATATCAGAAAGGTCAGGCGCAAGGGAAGTGTTAGTCGCCCCGCTGTAGAAAAAGCAGAGAGTGCCGGCACAGTAATCGAGAAGGCAAAGAGGGCCGCCTTCCAACGCCTTGACCTGACAGCTTGAAGCAGGCGCCTTGTATTCTTGATCTATCCCTCCGCCATCTTTAAACCTCACCGTATACGAGCGAAGATGAGAGTGGAGGTAATTGTATTTGGCGATACCTGCGGCGAGCGCAAGGACACTTTCTCCCTCCTCGGTTCCGTCGCCGTTAAGCTGCAGAAGAATCTTGCCCTCATATGGGTCAACCGCGTAGCTTCCCACTACAGCCTCTTTGATGACAACTTTGTTGGAGGTGTTCTTTACTTCTACGGTTTTTATCTTGTTTTCAATGCAGGTGCACAAAATATTCTCTGTTTTTATCATAGGCTCGCCCACGGATTGGTTTCGTTTATAGAGCCATTCCACTTCCACCACAAGCTCAAAGCTCTCCGTTGGCATTGCGCCTTTGTTGTCAAAATACATAGTGACCGCGGTATTGGCATCGATATGCCTGTGGCCAACCTTGCCGCCGTCCTTGTCGTAGAACGGCGCGCCTTGAGCGTGTTCATCTGTTTCATCTCCGCAAAAGACAACAAGCTCCTTGTCGTCCTTTATGTTTTTCACCGTTACCTCGGACAGCATTTCAATCCGCGAATCCAGATTAAATGTCGTGTCAATGTTAATCGAATAATCACTATACGACCAATCTCCGTGAATTGCACTCACCCCGTTCAGCTTATTTTTCCGCCTCGGTGTCAAAAGGTTGACGTCGTCGAGCGTCACAGCGCCCTCCTCGCCACCAATGCCGATCGAGGTCGTGGGGATATAGACGTCCTCGCTGTCATACATACGGCGCAGCTCATAGGTCTTTCCCTCGTCCCATGTGCCGTAAACAAGAAAATCGCCGCACCCGATAATGTACAGCCGTCCCTTTTGCGCAAAGACCTCCGAGCGCGTGGCAGTGAGACCGCCGATGTCGGCGCCGATGCGCTCATATCCGTTCTCGGTCAGCCTCAGAAATCGGTCGCCTGCGTGCACGATCACGTGCGAGACCTCATCAGTCTTGTAATGAAAGATACCGCACACGGGAAGTCGGTTGCCCTTGCCGTCGGTAAATTCTCTGATCTGCTCAAAGCCGTGCCGTTTTCTGAGAATACCGAAATCCGAGATAAAATTCTCCATGTCCGAGGCGCGATGCCCGTCCACGTCCAAGGGGGAAGAGGAGAAGTCAACGCCCCGAAAGCCCGAAAACACGGTCAGATTTTTGCCGCGAAAGCTCTTTGTCGTCATTTAAGGCCTCCCATCACGTCGCTCACCCTCTCCTGTCGCACGCCGCTGTGCGCCATGATCTCGCCGAGCGCTGTTTCAAATTCACTGCGCATACGCGCAGAAACGTCATAGTCGTCAGCCACACAAAGCTCACTCGCAACGTAGAGCGGCAAAATAAGCGCAAGCTCGTCCGACACCCCAAGCGCCGAAAGCTCAAGCGCATGGGGCGAATTACGCGCCACGCTCACAGGCTTCTCCAGGACACCGCGCCGCAAAAAGATCATGAGACAGCGATTGAGCGGCCCCGTCATGTTCACGAGATAGGATCTGTAGCTCTCGTCCTCAAGGAGCTCGTCTATATTTTCCGCAGAGACGTCCTCCGAGAGATTCGCACCGATCACCCTGAGCACCTCTGCTTTAATTTCACCAAGAGTCATTTCATCACTCTCCTTTTTACAAATGAACAAAGGGAGGGCAAGTCAAGAACTCACCCTCCCTTCTTTTATGCTTTTGCGATCAAATTGCTTTAGGGCAATTTGAAGGCTGCTACCTTAATGGTGGAAGGGCCGGTGATATGTACCATACCCTTCATGTCGCCCGTCACGTTCTTGAAGCGCGCCGAGTCAAGCGAGAGGATCACGTAAGAGGACGCCGCCACGGGCACCTCAAGATCCGCCACGCCCGCATAGCCGTTTCCTGCCTTGACGACCGCCGTTCCCGCGCTCGAGGCGCTGTTCTGAATGAGAAGCGTGATCTTCTCGTCTCTCTCGTCCCAAACGACGAGAGCACCGTCCGTCGCGTCAAGTGCCGTCACCATAGCGGTGTTGGCCACAGCCTCGCTCGGCACGTTGGTCTCCTTCAGCTTCTGAAGCAAAATTTTAGTCGCTGCCATATCTCTCCACCTCCTTTTAGTACGTCACGGGAATCGTGAGCATTTCCTTGGGTCTTACCACCTTGGCCTGATAGAGCGTGAAGCCCTTGACCGCCTCCGAGAAGAACTCCTGCGGCTCATATGCCTTGGTCGACGTGTAGGGGTTAGCGAAGGCAATCGCTCTCTGCGTGCGGATCATGATATTGTCCACACTGCCGTTCGACGTGGTAGCAACGTTGTTGCTCATCTTCACGAGAATGCCGCCGTACTGCGCCACGCGTCCGGTCTTGAGCACCTCCGAATTGTCGGTGTCCTTGATGCCGTATTCCTTGCGGAACAGCTTGTAGAAGCGCGGCGATACGTTCACAACGATCTTTGCGGTCGTTGCCACGTTGTTCTCATAAAGCTTGGTAACCGCATCGTCCAGCACGTCGAGCACGTTGATCTCTCCCGAGGCGGCCGTGCCAACTACAACCTTTTTGGGAGTGGTAAACAGTTTGCCAACGCTTTTGTCAAGCGCACACTGCGCGATGTGAGCGTCCATCTCGGCCGCCAAATTTTCCGAGGTTTCGCTGTTGACCGCCGACATAACGTCACCCTGCGCCTGCAGCTTATCCACGTCGCTGACCTGATAGTGGAAATAGCTCATCTTGTTGATGTACATGATCGTGCTCAAGTCCTGAAGCTCTTCCGCTTCGTGAATTTTCTTGCCTGCATCTGCGCGGTCAATGGTATAGATCGTAGGCTTACCTACGCCGAGGATCTTGACCGACTCGCCAAGCTCCTTGATCTTGCCTTCGTAACTGCGATTACAGTCCTCGGCAAACACACACTTGACCGCAAGATCTCTTTCGATCGCTTCCGACCACACGTTCGGGATAAAATTCGCAATAGACATTTTCCTTTTCTCCTTTTCTTATTTCCATTTCTTCATGGATTTCATAATGTTGTCGAAGTTCGCCTTGACCTCCTCTTTGGTCATTGCACGAACCTGTTCGGGCGTATAATAGCCCTGAGTCTCCTTGTGAGAGGAGGAAAGCGACCCGACACTTGCTCTTTGGTTGGCAACCGCCTGCGCCTCCTTCGCCCTCTTTGCCTTCTCGCCCGTCAGACTTTCCACAAAGTCCTCGTATTCGCGATAGACGTCCGCGAGAGATGCACCCTCGGCGCCGAGCTTTCCCTTGGCAAAGGCTAAGAATTTTTTGTCTCCAAAGAGTGCCGCGGTGTCAACGTCGGGATATTCAGCCTGAAAATCCGCAACGTCACGGCTGACCCTGTCCCTCTCCGCATTCGCACTCTCCTCCGACATACGCTTCTCGCGATTCTTCTGCTTCTGGTGCTTGGAAAAGTCTTTCAAAGGATCGCCGCCGCTCTCCTCGATCTCACGCATCATGAGGTATTCCTCCACGTCCTCGGAGTCCTTCATCTCCTCGTCTGTGAAGGGATTTCTGTGACCGAGTGCGTCAAGGATCGCCTCCTCGCGCACCGCCTTTGCCTCGGCGGCTTCCATGGCTCGCCGCCTCTCTGCATTCTTGGCGCTCTTTCCGTCGGTGTTCTTTTCGGTTTTCGGGGCATCGGCCTTGGGGGAAGGGACTTTTTCCTCGCCGCCCTCGTCCGAAAAGCCGCCCTCGTTCCGACCGTCAGCCGCGCCTTCGCCCTCGGTGCTCACAGCACCCTCAGCCTCCGCGCCCTCGTTCTGCACACTCTCTTCCAAAATCTCGTCGTTCATAGGTCTCTCCTTTTCTTGGATTTTTGCGCTGCGTAGAGGAGCTCTCGGCTGTGCTGAAGGAATCACCGTCCTCGACCTCCGCTATTTCAACCGCCTCTTTCGAGACGGGTAAAATCTCTTTTGCCTGCACGTCTCCGTGCAGCTTACACTGTCGGTTTGGGCAAATTTGCTCGAGGCAACCCTCCCGAACCCTGTGCCTGAGCGCCGTTTTGCAAATGCGGCAATACACTGCTGCCACCTCCCATCATTTGCTTTTGGATCTCGGCGGCAAAGAGCTCGGCATCGCCCCTCACCTCACCGTACCGAGCTTCCGCCTCGCGCAGAAGCTCACTCATCTGAGAGAGTTTTTGGGTAGCCTCGGCGTAAACAGAAGCGAGAAGCGCCTCGAGTGTCTTGTTCTCGTTGATTACCGACACCACGCTCGACACCGTCTCATTCTGCTTGGCAAGAAGCTCGGTGGCCTGCGCTAACTGTGCCTCGTATTCCGAGAGCTTGGCCGCCATGGCCGCCTTTTCGCCCTCAGCCGCCTTTTTGATGCCCTTCAGAAGTTCCTCCTTGTTAGAGATCGCATCGGAGGGATAGGCACTGATGTAGGTCTCCACGTCGATGAGATTTTGCGCCAAGAGCATATCCAGCGCCGTGATATCACTCGCCGAGGAGGCATTGGTTCCCGAGGTCGCTTCCACGATCACCGAAAAATCCGTGTCCTCGTAGTCCGAGGAGTAGAAAAAGTCGGTCTTGCGCCGCTCGCCCTCATCTGCCTCGGGATCCTCAAAGACGTATTCCTCGCCCTCGTAGAAAAGCTTATAGAACTGTGCAAGCACAAACCCCATCTTTTCCACCGAAAGCCAGAACATATCCCGAAGATCAGCCACAGGCTGCCGAGCCTGCGCCTGAAGCGCGGCGATCGCCGCTCCCGACATATTGGAGCCCACCGTCTCGCCTGTCATGACCTCGGTCGCGCCGCACACCGATCTCGTCAGCTGTGCGAGTGCGTCCACTAAGGCCATAGGCTGAGAGGAGAGGTGCTGTGCAGGGAGCGTGCGAATGCCGCGCCCCGTCCCCGAATAATCGGTCAGAACCTGCCCCGGTTCGTTGGTGATCACCTGTCCCTTGCCAAGCGCCCCCTTGTCCACCACGTACTTACCCCAGGCGTTGACCTGGTTGTTGAGCAGAGACATTGCAATGCCGAAATTGATCTCCCTCTGATTGGGAATGATCCCCTCAGCCTCGCCAATGCCGTAGATCGAGCCCTCGCGCTCGTCATACTGCCCAATGACAATAGGGTAGAGCGGCGCCTTCTTTTTCTTAGGTGCACCCGCCTCAGCTTCGTCGGGAAGCGCATCGTTCGGGGCGTCCTCGCCCTCAAGAGCTCTCATCGCCCCCTCCACGTCGGGTGCGATCGGGAAGGGCTTTTTAAAGACCACCGACTTGGTCGCCTTTTCACAATAGACCTCGCCGTCTTGCCTGAAGTAGCGAGTCAGCACCGTCACCGTGCCGTCGCCGTCCTGTTCCACGGTGGCGGCATATCTCGCATCAGGCTCGTCGGGGAAGATCTCGTCCTTCACGTCCTCGTCGGCGCTCGCCTTTACCGCCTCCACGTCCTCGCGCGAGACGATCATGATCCACTTTTGCTTTTGCTCGTCGCGCTCGGTCGGATCGGCCACAAAGATGTGCAAGGGGTCGATGCACTCCGCTCGGAGTGCTCCCGAATAGCCGCTACTCTTGCCAACCGCCTCGGCGTCCCAATAGAAGTGCACACAGTACGTGCCCTTCACGCACCCGTCCTTCATGGCGCTCTTGTAGATGCGCTCAAGACCGATCTCTCCTACCATGTAGTCCGAAAAGGCGTTGAAGCGCTCCACGTCCGCGTCCTTTTTGTCCGAGTGATAGCGAATGCGCACAGGCGTTGCCAAGATCGCCGCCTTTTTGTTGCGGCAGATCATTTTCACGATGTTGACAACGGGGCGGGGGAAGTTTCTTGTCTCCTCGGTCACCCTCGGCCACTGATCACCCTCATAAAAGCGCACGAGCAAGGGGATCCTTCTCGTGAGCCCCGTTTTGTCCTGGTATTCCTTACCGTGCTCATAGTCGGTCCAGAGCCGCGTGCTTACAAGATCCCTGTCCATTTGTCAGCCCCCTCTCCGTTTCGCCAGGTATCAACGATGTCCTTGGGATCGGGCACGTCCTTCTTCTCGGGCTCTTCGCCCTCGGACACGTCCTTTTTGGAAAGCAGCTCCACGAGCACCTCCTCGACCGCCGCAATGCGCGCCTCGAGCGCACTTTGCTCGTCCCGAAGTTTCTTCAACTCGGTGTCGAGTCTTCCGTCGCCGCTCTCTTTCTTTGCAAGCAGCCTTGTGATGTTGTCCAGCTTTCTTTCAAGCCGTTTAAAAATAAACATATCAGTAGTCCTCTCTGTTGTAATAACCGTCGCCACTCTTGCCGACGTTGAAGTTTTTCTCGATAAAATCGTTCTTCAGCGCCTCTGCCTTTTGCCAACGCGCGCTCCCCGAGTGTGAGATAAAGTGCGCAATGGCCAGCGCCATCACAAGATCGTCGTGACAGCCGTCCTGCGCCTCCTGCCGCCCGTTTTTCTTTTTCACAAAGGTCATCATCTCCTCAAGCGTGCCCTTGTGCACCTCGAGCCATGGCTTGTCTCGCATTAAGGCCACCAGCTCCGCGAGGATCGTTCTTCTCGTCGCCTGATTGGTGTCAAAGCCGTACTCAAACACCGTCTTGTCGCTCGAGGTCGAAAGAACCTCGCGCCGATAAAGATTCGGGTACCTGAGAGCGCGACTGAGCACTCTTGTCGGGTGCTGACTGTAGTTGATCTCCACGCCGATGAGCGCGTCATTGTAATACTTGCCGAGGCAGTAGAGCTGTTCGGCATACAAGTCCTCGTCAATGGTCTGAATGTGAAGCGTGGCCGCCGTTTTGCCGTCCAGGCTGCAAATAACCTTGGCGGTAAAGAAGTCCTCGCCCGTGCCTGCCGTGTCGCCGCCGATGACGTAGGGCGCACGGTGCGTGACCTCGCCCATGCCGTCCACCTTTACGCGCGGCTCCTCGTGGAGCACGATATAGCCGTCCTCGCTCTCACGAAAAGCAATGTCCTCAAGCAAGGTGTGCGTGTCGATGACCTCACCGCTGCCGTCCCTCTCGATGATGACAGTCTTTTTGTACTCAAAGGCACCGCGCCGCTCCTTTGTCTTTGCGTTTGCCACGCGCGTGATCTGATTTTGAAGCGCCCCCTTGTCAAAGATGCACCTGCCACTCACGACAAAGGCCTCCTCGGGCGAGCAAGGATACTCCTGCCGCAAAAGGTTTTTGTCAAGATAGCTTGCATATTTCTTGCAATACCAGCACACCTGCTCGCGCTCAAGGCCGATCTCAAAGAGGAGTGCCTTGCGTTCCTTGAGCCAAGGATCCTCAGTCTCGAGATACTCCCACTCGCACGAGCGATACTCGTCTGTCAGCCACCACGGATAAAAGAGATTGACACACGTGCCGCTGCTCCACAGCTCCTTGAACTGATTGAAGCCGTTGGCCGTGGTCTCGTAGATCACGAAGGCGCCTTCTACAAGCGCCTCGCCGAGGCCTGCCTGAATATCCGAGAGATCGCAGGCATAGAAGGCCGCCTCCGAGAGATGCACGAAGTTGAGCGTCATGGATCGCGCCACGTCGCCCTTGGCAACCGCAACACGCCAGGAGGAGTTAAGCTTGTCGAAGAATAGCTCTCGCTTGGAGTTGAACTTCTGCGAGGGCTTGAGACACGCATCAAGACGGTCAAAGACCGATCGCGCCTTATCGTTGAAGATGGCAAGTGTTTTGCTCGCATCGTCGGCGATGGTAAAGCCCGAGAAATTCTTTCTCGTGATGCAAAAGGCAAGCTGCAGCGCCGTGATCAGCGTGGTGAAGCCCTGCTGTCGCCCCTTGAGCACGAGAAAGGGCTTTTGGGTCCCTCTCGTTTTTAGCTCGCTTATAAAGCGAAGCTGTACGTCGTTGAGGAAGAAGGGAACTGTCTTTTTCTCCTTGGTCACCACGTAGAAGGCAAGCTCGATGAGAAGCCAGGGCTCCGCCACGATCTCCTCGCGGAGAGCGGGCGTTCTCATAATCTCGGCAAGCGCAGACCTCACAAGAAGTCTGTCGTATTCCAAATCGCCCCTCTCTTGCCAGCGCGCTTTGCGCTTCAAAATGGCCTCGCGTACGCTGATCATAAGTCCTCAAATCGCGGGATCGTCTGCTCACCCGCGTCGCGATTTTTCTGCTCAAGCATGAAGATGGTCACACGGCTGTTGTAGCGCCCCTCAAGTCCACAGTCTACGAGCATCTCGCGTTGGATCGCCTCGCACTCCCCGTAGGCCTCCGCAAATTTCTTTTTGCTGTCACGCCAATTCTCGAGCGTGCGGAGCGTCACACCGATCTTGCGTGCAAACTTGGAGAACTGCGGCACACCCTTCTCTGAGTAGCTCGAGAAATACGCCAGCATTTCTGCCGCATAGCTCGCTTTATATTTGCTTTTTCCCAAGCCACACACTCCTTTCGTTGCGTTACATCTCAAGCATAACAAAAGGGGCTTTTCGGTTTCTCCCCTGTTTTTTGAGAAAAAAGCACAAAAAGCCCCGAAAAGCCTTGTCACAAAAGGGCTCACGGCGTTTGAAAAAATATTTGTAAACATTTTATGAATTTGCATTTTTGGGGCATTTTGGGGTTGACAAGCCCCAAATCAGCTATTTTCGTCACCTTGCAGGCGCGACAAAATAGCCTTTGCCACAGGGCACTCGCGATACCGATAGAGCGCATCGCAAAAGCGCGCCTCGTGGAGCTCTCGCTCTCGGACGCTTTCAAAGCCGTTTTCTATATTCACGCTCACGATCCCCTCGCATCTGATCTTCTTGCCGCCGCTGTCGCGCCAAAAAGGGCAGACGGCGCGCGCACTCTCAGTCTTGTTGCTCATGCCGCACCCTCCTCTTTGTCCGTGATCCATCTCGGCACTGCCGAGCCGTCTGCCGCCTCACGCCGATAGAGCTCGATCTCCACAAAGGGACCCGTGAAGGGAAGAAAGCCAAGCCCGTCGTCCGATGCGATATACTCAGGTGTCTTTTTCACAAAGGAGACCTCATACCCGGGGAACCTCTTGCGGATAAAGGCGAGATCGTCGGGGTTTTCGTCTATGTAGCACGCGTCGCGCATCGAGATCATGTTGTCGCGCACGTATACCGAGGCAGGCGAGCCGTCAGCATACGGCTCCTCCTGCGGCCGCTTGCAGTTACGAGAGCAGGAATAGTAGACGTCGGTGCCCTTGAAGGAGTAGGACACAAGCCCTGCGATCGAGCCGTTGCGATGCTTGACACCCACCACGTTGCCGTAGCCGTGCACCCAGAGCGCTTCAATATCCTCGCGCTTCATGCCTGCAGGCAAGCCCGAAAGCAGAATGTGATGGTGCACCTTGCCGCTCTTGCGGCCGCGCTGACAGAAATTCATGTACTTAAACTCGGCGCCGCGCTTCTCATACTCGCGCTTGAGAATTCGCAAATACGCCTTTGCCATTTTTCGCGCCTCTGCGAGCTCGGGATTTCGCCCCGTTTCCTCGATAAAGAAATCATAGTCAAGACGCACCCAAAGCGCCCCCGAGCCCCTCGGGAAGTTGAGATGTGCGATATCCTTGGCTCGATTTTCCGCACGCCTGCGATTGAGCTCCGCTTGTGCAGGACGTGAGGGATTCTTCTTGATACCGCGTGACGTGGCCACACGCCTCACGGGATAGAGATTGACCCGCAAAAGATCGCCCGTCACCACCATTCTCGATCTCGCGTAGACACACCCGACGTTTGCACGCACACGCGCATCGCTCACAAGCTTGCCAAATCCACCCATTTCCGCACTCCTTTTCTTTTATCTTTCCCGATTGGATCCACTCTCTGCGCACGCGCGTCAATCGGAACGCACGCGCACGCGCACCTTGGCCGTGCGAAACAACCGCGCCACACGGCGCAGACAACAACTACAACAAAAAACGCTCAAAATTTCTTGCGGCCGAGAGAGGAGGGGAGACCCCCTCAAAAATCCCGAGCCCGTTCTAAAAATAATACCCCATGCCTCCCTCAAATCAAGGCGGCACTTGATTTTTTCAAGCGTACAGACCTTGATTGATAGTCGCAGTATATTAAGGATAAAAAATCTTCGCGCCGCCGGCAGAGTTGAACTGCCGTGATCAGAAAGGTACAAATAAATCACCCGACCCGGAACGGCGATATATAATAAGGCGGCTTTGCGGAAGGGGATAACCCCTTCCGCTTGCCTTGTGTACTCACATCAGCGCTAAAGCGCTTTCTGCAGCACATATTTTGTCATTCAGACGCTCGACCTTTTCGTCGTATTCAGCCTTAAGCTGTGCTGCCTCGCGCACAAGCGTTTCTTTGTAAAAGAAAAGCGCCTCCTTCGTCACATCGCCAATGATCGCCGCCTCGGCAGCTCTTTGCTCGGCCGCCTCCTTTTTCTTCTGTTCTCGCAGGGACTCGCCCTCGGTATATGTAGAAGGCTTTTTGCGCGGCGCGCGCGGAAGTGACTGAAAAGGGATCCCCCCTCGATGAGAATTTTTCGGATCTCCTCCTTTGAAACAAGGTTGAACTCCGCAAGGATCTTGATCTGTTCCTTTTTGTCCGCCGCCTCTTTGTACGAACGGACAATTTCCTCATTAGTCATCTGCATCTCGATTGCTTTTTTCATGTTATCTCCTTTATTACTTCCTTTTCCGACGCCTTAAGAGCCGCCGAAAAGAACTCGTCCACGTCAAAGCTTTGCGCCTTGCCGTCAGCTTGAATGTGCGCCACCCAGGCGCGCGCGAGTGCCTGCCACTCAAACGCGCGCTTCCAGCCGAGCGCCTTGTTATAGTTGTAGAACTTCATCGCCTCGTCAAAGGCGTTGATGCCGCAGGGGAGGGGAAGCTCCTTGAAATAGTGCACCACGTCCGCCTCACTCGGCGCATCAGCTGCCACCGCGCGCATGACAGAGCCGCGCGCATACTGCTTCTGAATATCGATCAAGGAGATCCCAAGCCCCGAGAGCCGCCTTGAGAGCTCCTCGAGCACTGCCGAGACGTCTTCAAGCCCCGCACACTCAGCCTCAAGTAAGATCTTATACCTCATCGTCCTTGTCACTCCTTCTCGACTCGTCGTTTTTTTCTTCTATCATAAGATCGAGTCCCATGAGAACGCCAACCAAAGCAAGGAGAGATAATACCTCCAAAGCCACACCCCTCACGCCCCCTTCTTTTGCTCAAGAAGCCTCAGCTCGAGCGTCTGCTTATCGGTGTTCATGTAGCCGTTTCTGTGTATGCGGCAAGGGTAGAGCGTGAGAAAATTGTCCTCCGGCTTTCTGTGATAGCCCTTAAAGGTGGCCACAAGCAGCCGGCGCCTGTCCTCCGAGGATTCTGCATAGGCATCTACATAGCTCCCCGGCTTATTTTCAAGCGGACCCCCGTCTACAAAATGGATCTTCCACGTGATCCTCGGCGTCTGCACCGTGTTCTCCATAATCGAGCCTCCTTCCGTTATATCGCTCGCTGCTTCCGTCGAGCTTAAAATAGTCAAGATAATCCTGCACGTGAAGCTTGCCCTCAAGCCCCAGACGGTCGCACCGCCTGCGAATGTTGCGGATCAGGGCGGCCGCCGCTTGATAGGAAAGCCCACAAAGCACCGAGATGTCGCTGATGGTCAAGACCTCCTTCGCGAAGATCCTCTCCCTCGTCTCGTAGGTCATACGCGGCCCCTCACACATTTCCTCCACGATCGCCGCACATTCTTTGTCAGACATCGCCATGCGTACCTCCTTCCTTTTCTTCCTCAAGCTCTGCAATTCTTCGCCTGAGCTTCCGTGTCTCCACCCTATAAAAACCGTCAAGACGGGAGATTTCCTCTTCAAATTTCTTCTTGATGATCTCCTCGCCTACAAATTTCCCGAAACAAAAACTAATAAGTAAGAGTAAAATGATATAAACAACCGTCATGCCCCCGCCCCTCCCTCCGAGCTCCTTTTGTACCAGGTCTTCATGCTGCGGACAATGACCTCGCGATTTACCTTTACCTCAAGGAGCGACATATGCCGCACCTCCTCGTCCGATATGTAGTCCTTGTTCATAGGCTCGGCAGGCTCGCCGCGCCCAAGGAACTCGTCCGCAAGCTCGTCAAGAAGGGCAGGGGTATATCCGTATAGCTTGACCTCCTCCTCACCCGATTTGCGCACGAACACATGGACCTCCGAATAATTCTCCTTCAGATGGGCTAAAAAGCCGTCAATCGCCTCCTCGCGTGCGCGCTTCACTCCGCCCGTCAACTCACCGAGGAGCAGGGCACTTTCGTCAAGCGCATCGTCAAGAAGCTCCACACAAGAGGCCTGCCGCTCAAGGAGCGCCGCCGCGTCGGCACACAGCTTTTCCCAGCACTTGTCGAGCTTTTGATCAAGCCCCTGATACGGACACTTTGAGCATTCCTCCCACGTGCTCGATCCGCAGGCCTTGAGCCCACGGATCACCTTTTCTTCTTCTGTCAAATGATTTCTTTTCATTTCTGTTCCTCTTTTCCCATGTGGAACGCCTCGTGCGTCCCCTTCTGAAGCGCGATCTCGTCGTCGCTCATTTCATATCCGAGCGAGCACAGCCATGCGTAAAGCTTGTCCAAGCGGTTGCTCTCCTTGTGCTTCGGAAAGTCATTATATACCTCCTGCACGTAGCTCGCAGTTTTATTGTTTTCAAAGGCCAAAAGAATGACCGCAGGGATCACGCGCTCGGGGCATTCCTCAAGTGCCGCGCGGAAAAGCTTGTCGTTTTTTCCGTATTCTGCCGAGGTCTCTTTTCCGAGAAGCTCGAGCACAGATTTCGCATTCAAGCCGTACTGATAGGAGCACACTCCCACGGCGAGCGCCTGCGCCGCACCCATAAGAAGCGCCTTTTCGTTTTTTGAGTGCATTACAAGCTCGCGCACGAATTTTGCACGAAGATCTCGCGCCATGTCCTCAAGTCCCTTCAGCTGTCGCTTGCACTCAGCAATGCGCTTTTCGCGCTCGATCTCAGCTTTTGGTCGCTTCACAGCCTCAGCCTTTGGCTTCTTTCGGTAGATCTCAAGATCACCCCAATACTCTCTTACAGAGTAGAAAAGGGGCGCGTTTTGATATTTCTTGGGCACAAGCACTTTGTCCTCGGCGCCCTCCTCGGTTACGCGAACGCTGGCGATCTGCTCGTACTTGCTACTCCAGCGATCCTCGTCCTTCATTTTCTTGGCACCGAGTTCCTCCGCTTTCTTGATAAAGAGCGGCATACGCGCCGCGATCTTCTCCTCGCGTACTGCGTTCTCGATCGCGCTCTCAAAATTGTGCGTGCCGATCTTCTCAAGCACCTCGTTTCGCTTTTTCATGCTCTTGATCTCGGTCAGCTTGTCAAAATCCGCAAAGGAGAGCTGGCGCTCCGAGACCTTCTTCATCACCTTGCCGTCAAGCTTGGCCATTTCAAGGCGGCGGCGCACCGTGGTTTCCGAGAAGCCTGTCTTCTGGGCGATGCCCGCCACACTGCCGCCGAGATCCATAATGAGCTGAAAGCCCTTGGCCTGCTCGTAGGCAGTCAAGTCCGAGCGCTGCACGTTCTCGATCAGCATGGTCTCAAGCTGCTCCTGATAGGACATCTCTTCGATCACACAAGGAAGATGCGAAAGCCCCGCTATCTCTGCGGCGGCGCGCCGCTTGTGTCCGATGATGACGGTGTAGCCTCCTTCTTCAAGACGGTGCCCCGCAGAGCCGTCTGCTACGTAATGCCCCTCAATAACGAGGAGATTTTGTAAGACCCCTCTCGCCCTGATGCTCTCCGAGAGCTCCGAGAGATCCCCGAGGTCCTTTCTCGGGTTGTCGGGGTGAGGGAACAGCTCGCCGATCGGAAGGTAGACGATCTTCTTCTCACCCTCGCCCATAGGCTCGTCCTCGGAAAGAACAAGACTCTCGATCGCTTCCGCGTCCTCGATCTGCAATCGCACCGCCTCAAGCTTTGCGCGGAGCTCCTCCTGATCGGGAATGACCGAATCCCCGACCGCGTTGTTCTTGTAGTAGTCACACCCCAGCTCGTCGTTTACGTACGAGCACGACCGCCCGCATTCCTTCTGAAGCGGACAACGTCCGTTCTTAATCTTCTTTGCCATAGTACCTTTCTCCTTTATAAAGTAGTAAAATAGATTTCAAAAGTAGTAAAATAAGAATTAAAAGTAGTGAAACAGATCTCAAACCGACTCCGCCTCACGCTTCTGAAGCTCAGCCGACTTGAGCGTCTTTTCTTTTGCAATAGACTTAAAGCCTTCAAAACAATCATTACAAAGGTGTATCTTTACTTTTGTTTTGGTTGGCTCGGGAACTTGGTAAATGTCCGAATTTGAAACAGTAAAACAAAATTCTTTCATTCTTGCCAAATAAGGCTCGGTTATAGCGGTTCCGCATATATCGCAAACATACGCTTTCATTTCGCCCCTCCTTCCAAAAAGCTGACAAACTTCTCATAGCATTCTTCGCAAAGATCGATCCGTTGCCCTGCGCTCGCACGATATTCACCAACTCCCCAAAGCTGAATTTTTGCAGATGATATCTTGATATCATAACTCGTAATTTCTTTGCCGCATCTATCGCAGACAACCTCTACTTTTTGCGACATTTCAATCACCGCCTTCCCACAGCACACCGTCCACGAATTTTCTTCCGCACGCTTCGCACTTGACACATACCGCTCCGTACGTATCATCGTTGCAACACTTTTCTGAAGGCTCGTAATCGATAAATGCCCCAGGGTATCGTCTTGGCAATTTAAGTATTTTTGCCATTTCCTTCGCCGCCCCCTTCGTCGTCATCTTCATACAACCACTCCTGCAAATACCGGCCTATGTCCGAGAGCTTATCCACTATAAGCCAGAGCGGTACAGACAGCGCAAGCGCAACAAACATCACTTCGTACATATATCACTCACCACCTTCCACTTTTGGCAGCTCGGGAAACGGTCTCCAATGAGTTATGCGACATTCCTGCCCCTCTTTCCAATCACAAAGCGTGTCCCAGTGTTCAATGTACCCGTCTTTCGTTGGGTCATAGGTGGCGACATCAACGTCGTATTCCCACTCTTTTTCCCAAGGCCACTTCGTCTTGACAACAACGATATAGTCGTCAATTGCGTCCGGCAGCCTATCCTCAACACTGATCCACTCCCCCTCACTCTGCTTGTGGTAGCCCATTTCGGAGAGATTTTTAGCGGTCTGATATCGGTTTAAAACACCTTCCAATTCGCACCAGCTTTCAGCTTTTCTTAAATCGTCCGCAAATGGTTTGAATTTTAAATATTCCTGTCTTTGCTTCGACACTTTCTCAATCTGCTTCTCTTTGCTCATCATCAACCCTCCTGTTCCAAGCCTCTATTTCCAACATCTCGCTTGAGTGCATTTCAGAGAAAGAACTGCACACACAAACGCCAACGACCTTTGACGGATGGAAAATAAAATACTCTCCGCAACAATATCCGATCTCAGGCACCTCGCCACACTTCGGACACGCCTTCAATTCAGGTTTTTTCATCGTCTTCTTCTTTCTAAAGTTCCATTCTGAGCTGACTCGTATAGTCCGCAAAGGCCTTCTCCTGTAGCTCGAAATATTCCTTGTTGATCTCAAATCCAACGAAATCAAGTCCAAAATCATACGCCGCGCGGCGACTCGTTCCGCTACCGACGTGGGTGTCCAAGATTTTAAATCCCGGCTTTGCATATTTCCCAAAGATCCAGCGATACAGATTGGTCGGCTTCTGCGTCACGTGAATGCGGGGCTCGTTGAGGGCTTTGTTGCCTTGCGCAATATGGCCCTCCTCGATACTCTTGCCCTGCATCATACCGTTCCACATATAGCGAAAAAGCCTCACGCTATCGTGACAGCTCGTGGCCGCGATCTCACAGTCCGAGAAGGTGGAATTGCCGTTACATTTATCCCAAACGATCCGCCCGTGTGCAAAGACATAATCAAAGTAATTACACCCAAACACGATATAGTTTTTTGAAACACGGATCAGCTCGTCAAAGAAGTCCTTGCCCGGCACCTCCCAGCTCTCACAAACGGGATACCGCTTTCGCTCCACCCTGGTCGTTGAAACGTTGCTCCCGTAATATCCGCGCCGCTCGGGACCGCTAAAATACGGGGGATCCACCACAGCCAAGTCAAAATACTTGTCGGGAAAATCGCACATTCCCCTCATGCATTCCACGTTATAGACAACATTCATAGTACTATCACGCCCCCTGAATCGCTCTCTCGAGCTTAAAATAGGCCTTTCCAAAATCGCACTCTTGACAGATTCCTTTATCCCAGCAATGCCTGCGCGCAGGACATGATCTACACACCATTCCTCTGCACCTCCTTTAGATCAAATATCACCGCCGCCGCGCCGGGAACGCGCCGTCCTTCGACGCGCACACTCCCCGAGTCGCTGCCAAACCCAACGCGCTTTGCAATGATCGCCTGTAGCTCCTTGGAAAATATCCGCGCCCCGCGACTCGCATTTGCGTGAAGCTCCACGCAAAACTCGTCCGCCGCGCCGCACTTTAAAAGCATCAATTCCTCGGCCGCCTCGTCGATCAGCACCCGAACGTGACTCGCTTCTTCCAAGGCCTTAGCGGCGCCCACGTTCAGAACAACGCCGCGCTTCGACACCGTAAAATGCGGCCGCCCGGAGCTGATCTTGATGGGCTTAAAATTCCCACGCCCTAAGACCTCGTCTCGAATCGTTTCTCTAACGTCAGTCACTGTAGTCCCTCCTTATAAGGCCCTCTCGCTCCGCCTCATCAGCCACGGGACCCGAGCAGGTGAGCAAGAATAACACCCACGAAAGAAACCTCAAAACCTTGTCTTTCATTATGTAGCCTCCTTTTTGATCAGCTCGTCCACCGTCACGTCAAGACGTCGCGCAATGCGAACGAGCACGTCCACTGTTGTGCCTCTGAGGCCGCGAATGATGAAGCCGATCATCGGCTCACTCACGCCAGCCGCCTCGGCGAGCTGTACGCCCGTCACGCCCTTTTCGTCCATAAGCTCCTTAATTCTTTTTCCGTTGATCATACCTATTTCCTTTCTTTATTTGTAGAATGAAGAATTAACCAAGTTAAAAAATCGTACCAAAGTCCTTGACAAACCCACCTTTTTGGCATATAATAGAATTGAAAATACGAACGAAAGTGAGGGACAGCTTATGAAACAGCCAAAAAGCCTGGATTTGAACGCTTTGGAAAAGCGGATCGTCAAAACCGTTACCACCGAAGAAGCTCTGCGCGATGTCACTCCTTTTGCCTTCGCCCCTATTACCGACAAAACCAAAATCACCGTAGATAAGGATACAGAAAATGTGTAAAAAGAGAGACATCATTTTAGTAGAGAGCTTCAAATCCCAAGGCGTCTCCGTTGGGGTGCACTCCTTTGTGGTGATCGAGGATAAGGCAGGCGAAATTAAGGGCGTCCCGTTCGATATGATATGTAACGTACTCTCGTCCTTCAAGTCCGCCGATCAAAGAGCCAAGAAGCTCACCTATCCCGGCAATTACCCGATCACCGCGTCCGACGCGAGCGTTCCCGGTGGGAACCGTAAGGACGGCTACATAAAAACCGACCAGCTTTACTTCTTCAATAAGGACAAGATCACCTATCACGTGATCGGTCAAATGAAGGCAGATGCCTTCGACGAGCTGCTGGACTTCATCAATGGCGCCGACTTTTCTGTCGAGATCATCACAGACAACCTATAAGCCAATCCTACCGCACACTTCGGTGTGCGGTTTTTCTTTGTGCAGTCGCTGCCGCAAGTCCTCTCCCTTGGCATTCTCATTCGTTTGTATTACCACGTCTTAATTTTAGCAAGCATCTGCTTGGCGGATATTCGTGTCATGTATACCCAACTTTTGGGATATTCGCCAACCGAGCCGCCCCTAAAGCGAACCCTATAGCCATCTTCCAGTTCAAGACGTTCGCCCTCTTTGAGCCAACAATTCGGCTCAATACCAATCACCCGCGCTTTTTCAACACGGCGATTGCGGATTACAAACACTTTTTTCTTCTTACTCATAGTGAATCTTACCTCCCTTGACATTCTCATGTGTTTGTGTTAAAATTAACTCGGTAATCTTAACTGCGTTTCTATTATAATCTACATTTTCTACATTGTCAAGGTTTTTTTCTATTTTTTCTACATTTTGTCACTTTGCACAATCTACAAATTCTACATTTGTGCATTTTTAAGGAGGCTTACTATGTTTAATCTTTTCAAAAAGAGCACAGCGTCGGTATTTCAAAAACATTTCAATGAAATTTCTGCCCTCTCATGTGTGTCAAAAAGCAAAGCACACAAACCTCTTACCGCCGCGTATTTATTTGTTGTTTCCGACTACACACTGATGTGTGTTGGAAAGATGAGCGCGCGAAACGAGAAGGCGCGAGAGATTTTTTCCGTATTAGAAAGCGGATTGTTGTCCCCAAATGAGCTGAAATTGTTTGATAGATGCATTGAATTATTCGGTCAAGTTATACGCGGAGTAACCACGGCTCGCGGTGATTGGTGTCTTATGGACAAGCTGTCAGACAACGCTATTATAAATTTGTATTTGTGTTTCGGCGATCTTCTGAAATTCCCTGAATATATCGACGATTACGAAAATTCTCCTATTACGATTTTGGGAATAGATGAGCTCATTGACTTTTCGGAACAGTTCAACGAGGTTCTTAAAACCACGATGTCCTATGCCGACAGTATCGGAAGGGGATGATGCGCTGTGTTTTGGGATACATTCATTGATCTTTGCGCCAAGAACGGTAAAAAGCCAAATCCCGTTGCAAAAGAATTAGGCTTCGGTTCGTCGGCAGTCACTCATTGGAAAAAAGGAACCGCGCCAAGTGATATCTCTTTGAAAAAAATCGCCGACTACTTCGGCGTCTCAGTCGACTACCTTCTCGGCAAGACCGAGCAAAAAGAAAAGCCCTCTCCCGAAGGAGAGAGCGAAGAAGCGATGAAAGTGGCGCTGTTCGGCGGCGACACCGAGGTCACAGACGAAATGTGGCGCGAGGTATTAAATTATGCGGAATTTATCAAACAAAAATATAACAAAACTTGAAAAGCTGTTTGCTCTGGCAGAGGATAACGGTATCCCGATCGACGAGCATTGCCCGTCCCATCTCGTGTCCATATCGGTGCGCCTTCCGAACGGGCGTAAGATCATAGGTATATCACCCGAGAGCGACACCGCCGAGCACACGCGCCTTGAGTGCATGGCACACGAGCTCGGCCACTGCTTGACCGAGAGCTTTTACTCAGGCTATTCGCCGCTCGAGCTTCGCGCCAAGCACGAGTACCGCGCTGACGCCTGGGCAATAGACCGCCTGATTCCGTTCAGTGCGCTTTGCCAAGCCATAAAAGATGGGTGCCGCGAACGCTACGAACTCGCCGAGTACTTCGGCGTGAGCGACCGCTTTGTCGAAAAAGCTCTGCGCCTTTACGAGCAGCGCAACTCACCGCTCCCGATCGCCCCCGACCGCGATTGACAAAGAACAAAACCAAAAGCCGCCTCTTTTGGTTTTGTTGTATTATTAAAAAAGGAAACCGAGAACATCATGAAAATGAGATTTTTTAAGTTGATCATTGCTACCGTGCTGATCTGCTCCTTGCTCCCCCTCTCGTCTTGCACCAAAGAGCAACCGCAAGAAAAAGAGAAGGACATAGAGCAGGAGCAAGAAGAGAAGATCACGTTGACTACCGCCAACGCTAAGGATTATATCGGAACAAATCTTTGCTTTGGCGAGATTTATGTGACCGACATGCCCTCAAAGGACACCGAGAGGATCTCTTGCGTTTGTTACATCGACGTTTTCCCCACGGGAGAATATAGCTTTGAACAGGCAAGTGTCACAATATCGCTAAAAAATAGTCCGATCAACTTTCTTTATATGCCAGAAACAGAGTGGTTTGCGAGACCGATAGAAAGCACCGTGATACTTGATAAAGACGGTTACGGAAGAACAAGCGTGCACCTCTCGTGCATCAATCACCCCAAGGAAGCCCCCGACTCTGTGCCGTGGAATGCAGCTGATGACTACGCGAGCTTCAGAGAAGATTATAAGCACCCGCTCGAAAGCGCATGGTGGTCTGTTGAAATAGCCAAGGCCTCCGGCACGGCAACAAAAGAAAAGTGAAACAAACACTCAAGGCAAAACAGCTCGCCATCATTCTCTTTGTCTTTTTTGCGCTCACCCTTTCACTAAGCGCCCGCGCAGGCAAAACCGACGCAAACGGCGGTCACTATGACCAAAACACAGGAACATACCACTACCACCATGGCTACCCCGCTCACCAACACGCAGGAGGGCAGTGTCCTTATGATTTTGATGACAAAACAGGGCACTCCTCAGGCACACCGAGCACCGCCACCAAAGAAACCGCCTCAACATTCTTGCCCACGCCGATTGCTCCGCCGCCCTCAAGCGAAACCTTTCGAGACAGCGAGACCACTTCAACAGCTCGCCCCTCAGGGAGCGGTGGCTATTCTGGGGGCTCAGGTAGCGGATATTCAGACCGCCACACCTCGTCGAGCCGCAGCGCCTTTGATGACTTTTCTGCCGCGTTTGCGTGGTTGTTTGTTGGAGCGATAGCCGTTGGGATTTTTGTCTTGTATCTCTCTTCTGCCAAAGATAAGAAAGAACGTGAAGAGCGCTACGCCAGAGAGCAAGCGCAGGCTGAGCAAGCTGAAAAAGCAAGACAGGAACAGCAGAGAGCTCTCAGAGAAGAGGAGGAGTGGCTCAAAAGGGAAGCTGCCGCTCGCGCCGAACGGGAGCGACAAGAAAAACTCCGAGAGCTCCGCGCAATCTACGACGGCAAACATATCCTTTCCTTTGTGGATATCCCCAAAGGCTCAGAAATCGGCGCAGATAACCTCCCCAAAGAGACCAACGCCAAGGAAAATTGGGGCAAGCTGTATACCTTCTACGTTACCAAGGACGGCACGAGCTTCCACACAAAAGACTGCCACTATGCGCGATACGGCCGCCCAAGCAATGCGTTTACTGTCAGCCGAGATCATAACCCCTGCAAGCTGTGCGGCGCTACACTTCCGCCGCTTGAATGGGCAAGGGAATACCGAAAGATCAAAAGGCTCGCTACTGAATACACCCTCGACATCGATTTCACACCGCCGCCGAGCTGGTACCCGCCCTTCGTCATACGCGCCGATCAGACCACCCTCTCAGGGAGCTTTATCGCAAGCCTCGACCCTGCACGCGTCAAGCGCGCGATCGAGGAAAGCTTCACGATCACCGAGAGCGAGGACAAAAAGTACGCCACAGTGACACACGAGGGCGGGGAAGAAGGCTACACCACGAGCTTCACGCGCTGCACCTGCCGCGACAATTCATTCCGGCACGCCATCTGCAAGCATATGATCGCGCTCGCGTTCCATAAAGGCACGCTTGAGATCAAGGAAAGCAAGCTCCCCGAATAACCTACAGAAAGGATACCACATGGCCGAATTCTACATTTCCTCAAATAAATATAGCCTTGTCGAGCGCAAGACCAGGTACAACGGCACTGTGTATGACGTCATGTTTCGCATAGTCACCCTTGACGGCATCGAGCGCCAGAAGAAGCTCTCAGGATTCAAGACCAAGACACTCGCCAAACAAGCTTACCTCGATTTCGTCACCGAAAAATGTGAGCTCGTTAAGAACAACCCCTTGAAGAAGCACAAGCCCGACAAAATCACTCCCACCGTTGGCGAGCTTCACCGCTCTTATATTGCCGCCCTCGGCGGCCAGTGTAAAGAAGCGTCCTTGTATAGCAAACAGGGGGTCTACGACCTTTTTATAAAGAAAAAATTTGAAGACCGCAAGATCACCGATCTCACAAAACAAGAGCTTCTCCTTTGGCAAGACGCTCTCTGGAGTTCAAAAAATCCGAAGACCAAAAAGCCGTATTCCTATAACTATCTTTTGAAGATTCGTGCCTCGTTTTCCACTTTTCTCTCTTGGGTCGAGGAACGTTACGAGTACAAAAACGAATTCAAGAATGTGAAAGCACCAAAGCGTCGTACCGCGCCTACCAAGATGCAGATTTGGACCAGAGAGGAATTCGAGCACTTTATAGAAAAGGTGGACGATCCCGCCTACCACGCCTTTTTCACGCTTCTTTTCTTTACAGGGCGACGCAAGGGCGAAATCCTTGCGCTAAAACCCGAAAAGGTGGATCTCAAAAAGAAAACGATTACCTTCGATGCTTCAATTACTCGCCACACAATCGACTCCGCCGCCTACCGTGAGACTACAACCAAAGCAGAGAAGGTGCAGACTGTTCCGATCTGTGATGTTGTTGTGCGCGAACTCAAAGCATATAAGGGAGAAGCCCCTTATTATTTTGGTGGCGATCGACCACTGGCGCACACCACCGTCACCCGTTATTTTCAAAAGAAATGTGAGGAGGCAGGTGTCAAGATTATTCGCATTCACGACCTGCGCCACTCCTTCGTCTCCATGCTCGCTCACATGGGGGCTAATTACATGGTCGTCGCCGACCTCATTGGCGACACTGTCGAGCAGGTTCTCAAAACTTATGCCCATCTCTACGAATCCGACAAACTTGACATCATTTCAAAAATCAAGTAA